CCAGAATTATCTGGCTCTTCACCTTCACAAAACTTATTAGGTCCTGCACAAATGGGTGATCCTACCACAGGAAAGAGAGCACCATACACAGGAACTGCTGATGGTATAGGACTTGGTGACGGTGGTAAAGGCACTAGGGCAATGCAACCGATTAAGAAACGTAAAGGTCTTGCTAAAAAATTATTTGGTATGACACCTATGGGTATGGCATTCAATGCGGGTGCTAAAGCATTTAAAGGCATGAAGGGGTTAGCAAGTAAAGCATCTGGTGTGAAGGATAAAATAAAAGGTGCAGCAGGAAAAGCACTAGCAGCAAGTCCTGTAGGCATGGCGATGAAATTTGGTATGAAAGCACTCACAGGTGTTAAAAATATATTCAATCCTCCTGATGAACCACAACAAAGTTTAACAGAATTAACAGATCAAACTATAAAAGAAAGTAGAGATGCAAAAGATGCTAAGGCAAAAGCACTAGCGGAGGGTGCAGAGGGAACTGGTGATGTAATAGCAAATGCTATGAGTGGCGGTGTTTCTACAGGGGGTCAAGAGGGTGGTGAACTTGCTCAACCTAATATTGAGGAATCTCCATTTATTAATGTATACAACGTAACTTCGCAATTCTAATGTCAGTAAATATACAATCCAATTTCCAACTAGTATCTTTCTTGATTGCAGATTTCCCTCCAATCGGAGTTAATCAGGTATTGTTTGTTAGATATACTGAGGATATGCAATCTGCCACTATGCTTATGGAAGCACAGATAACTGACAGTGAGACGGGTCTCATATCAGAATTGACGGGAATGGAGAACGTGTTCATACGTATTGCTGACAGTGAAGGAAATACTGAAATAGGTGGTGATTTTGTTATCTACGATATACAAGACAGAAAAAATATAGGTGGAAAATCATCAGCAGTGTTGATGATGTGTAAAGTAGATTTTTTGAACAACGCTGCTAACAAAGTATCAAAAAGATTTGGAAAAGGTGAAGGTAAGAAGATAGATGATATTGTAAAAAAAGAAATACTAGAAGATTTACTTGGTGTTGATGAGAAAAGACTTCGCAATTTTGAACCAACTATCAATAATTTTTCATTCGTATCACCATATTGGAATCCATTTACTGCAATTAGATGGTTAGCAG